TTTTGAATGACATGCGCAGCAATATCAAGCGTGCGCTTTATAATGATATGTTAGGCGACCCTAACAAAACGCCAGCATCTGCAACTGAGATTGCAGAACGCATGGCTGACCTATCAAGACGCATTGGCTCTGCCTTTGGACGATTGCAGGCAGAGATGGTGCAGCCTGTGCTGCAGCGCGTTGTGTATATTCTAAAGAAGCAGGGTCGGATCGAACTGCCTTCTATTAATGGCCGTGAGGTCAAGATCCGTTCTGTGTCACCGCTTGCGCAGGCACAGGCCAACCAAGATATCTCAGCCGTATCTCGGTATCTCCAGCTTGTAGGCAGTAGCTTTGGGCCAGAGGTGTTAAATATTCTGATCAACTCAGAAGACGTTGCGGTATATCTTGCCAAGAAGTTTGGTGTTCCCGACACGCTAGTCAGGGATAAGGTTGAGCGTGAGCAGCTATTACAAGCTGCACAGCAATATGCGCAGGCTCAACAACAAGGTGAAGTACCTGATGTCCAAAACCTACTTCGGGGTTGATGGGTTTCAACGCCCACCAGCCGAAGACCAGCGTATCTCCAAAGACATAGATAGTGTTTTCAAAACCCCCACAGGCAAGGAGGTTTTGAAATACTTGCGCTCGATCACCATTGAATCCGTTCAAGGGCCGAATGCAAGTGATGCCGAACTGCGCCATCTCGAAGGGCAGCGGTATTTAGTTGGCGTTATTGAACGCCGTATTTCACATGCACAAAGGATAAAGCAAAATGGATGAAGCAGATAATGTAGAGGTGGCTGTTGCTACTGAAGCACCTGTTGACGGTAGCCAATCTGGAACCGTGGATAGGCCAGAATGGTTGCCGGAGAAATTCAAATCGCCAGAAGATATGGCAGCGTCATACTCAGCATTGGAGTCGAAGCTGGGGCAAGGCGAAGAAGCCATTCGCACACAAGTTCAGCAAGAGATGGAAGCTGCAAAATATGCCGAGCGTCCAGAAACATCTGGTGGCTATGAAGTGCCAGAGGGTTTGGATGAGGGCTTGGTTAATGACAATGATTTGTTCAAATGGTGGGCAGAGCATTCGCATGAGCAGGGCTTTGGGCAGGAGAAGTTTGACGAAGGCGTCCAGAAATACATGGAGTTCTATAACTCTATGCAACCTGACCTTGATGCAGAGCGTGTGCAGCTAGGCGAGAATGCTGACGCACGCATTGAAGCTGTCGAGTTATGGGCGAACAAGTTCTTTCCTGATGATGTGTCTGATGCTGTGCTGCAGCTTGGTGCTTCAGCTAAAGGTATTGAAGCGTTAGAGCATATTATGCGCAACACAAGTCAGTCACAAATGTCATCTGATGGTCAGCCTGCTCAGTCTCTGGGCGAAGACGAATTGCGATCAATGATGCAAGATCCGCGTTATTGGAACCCAACAAAGAGAGATCCATCATATGTCCGTAAAGTCGAAGAAGGTTTTTCCAAGGTCTACCGCTAAAGACTTTCATCATGATGGTGACATCAGGATAACAAACTCTACTCTGGATCATGCTGATTACCTGCAAAATCATCTGAGGCTGACAGATGTGCGGGAGTGCATGATTCATGGTGCAACGCCTTGGCGGGCGTTGCACTACCCCTTAAAGCGAAGTGATGCTGTAACATGGACGGCTCTGTATAAAGAGGAGCCTGTTTGCATGTTTGGTGTTGTGCCAATAAGCAGTGAAGATGGGTTTAAGACCGGATCTATATGGCTGCTTGGTACAGATCTTATTGACAAACACCCTCGCAAGTTTCTCCCCCTTACACGCAAGATGCTTGATTACATCGCACAAGATTGGGATGTGCTTGAGAACGTGGTTCCTATTGACCATCACAAGACGCTTAACTGGTTGAATTGGTTAGACTTTATGTTTGGCGAAGATGTCGTAAAGATTAACGGCTTTGCGTGCGTCCGTTTTGTGCGTTGCGCTCCACACATAGAAGTGACATTTGAATAGCATACGGCCTGTTTCTAACTGACAGCCTCGCCATGAGACAACTGGATGACGAGCGAAACGGACAACCGAAGGTGTAAATTTAACTTTTGTAATGAGGACTGAATCAAATGGCGAATACAATTGATATCGCATTTATCAAACAGTTCGAGTCAGAAGTACACTTGGCGTATCAGCGCATGGGTTCCAAGCTACGGAACACTGTTCGTACCGCTGGTAATGTTCGTGGAAGTGTAGTTCGTTTTCAGAAGATTGGCGCAGGCGCGGCAACAACGAAGACTCGTAACGGCAACGTAACTCCAATGGAACTGGTACATACCAACGTAGAAGCCACAATGGCTGACTTCTATGCACCAGAGTACATCGACAAGCTCGATGAACTAAAGGTCAACATTGATGAGCGTCAGGCTGTAGCAACTTCTGCTGCTGCTGCCCTTGGTCGTAAGACTGACGAAATCCTCTACACAGCAATGGATGCTGGCGCAAACGCAACACAGATTAGCACAACTGCTACTGCTGTTAGCAAAGCCAACCTGCTTGAGCTGTTTGAAGTGTTCGGTTCTGCCGACATTCCAGAGGATGGTGGACGCTACATTGCAATGCATCCTGCTGCTTATGCAGATCTGTTCAACATCAACGAGTTCGCATCAAGCGACTATGTTGGCGATCAGAACCTGCCATTCGCAGGCGGCATGACCATGAAGCAGTTCCTTGGCTTCAAGATCTTCTCAACATCTGCAGTAACCGCTGGTAAGAACATTGCTTACCACACATCTGCAGTTGGTCTTGGCATCAACGCTGATGTCTCAACAGAGATCAACTATGTTCCTGAGAAGGCAGCACACTTGGCTACTTCAATGATGTCCATGGGCGCAGTCGTGATTAACGACAACGGTGTCTATGAGCTTCTTGATAACAACTAAGTAAGGAGGCGGGGGGCAGAAGCCCCCCGCTAACTATATGCCAACAGCAGCAAATTCAGATATCGATGTCGCAGCACGCGCACTGGTGTTGATCGGAGCCGATCCAATCACATCATTTACAGCCTCGTCTACCGAGGCTCTTGTTGCAAATAACGTATATGAGGACACGGTGCGTACAGCATTGTGTGCAAGCCGTTGGCGTTTTGCCACCAATCAGGCACAGCTTAACCTCCTTACCGCCCAGCCTACTGGCAGGTGGGATCGTGCGCATCAACTACCGGCAGGCACGCTGATGGTCCATGCTGTTACGACAAATGACAAGATGATTGAGTACAACATTTATGGTGACAAGGTTTACAGCAATGTAACCACTACGGACATTCTTGTTGCTGATTACACATACAGAGCCGGTGAACAGGACTGGCCTAGCTACTTCACTTTGTCTGTTGAATATGCGCTAGCCGCTACCTTTGCGCTTGGCATTGCAAGAGATGAGCAGATGGCATCGATGTTTGAGAACAAAGCTGCACGTTTAATGCAGCAAGCAAAGACATTAGACAGCCAGCAGCAAACAACACGCAAACTTGTTACATCGAGGTTCATTTCTGAAAGGCGAAGTTAATGGCGAGATTAAGAGTACCGCTAAATAACTTCTCTTTTGGCGAGGTAAGCCCATCATTAACATCGCGTACTGACAGCCCTGTTTATGCGTCGGCTGCAGAAAGCATAAAGAACTTTGTTATTCGCGCAGAAGGCGGTGTGATTAATCGCGCTGGTCTGCAGCGTGTTTATAATTTTCCGCAAACATATAACGCTAGTTTGCAGCAGCAGATTAAACTTGAACCATTTATATTTTCGGATGATGAAAAGTATGTTGTGGCTTTCTCCAATGGACAGATCGATTGTTTCATCATCGATCCCGCAACAGGGGTATTGTCGCATGCACAGACCATTACGGCTGATACTGACGGCAACGCTTTGCCTATTGATGATGGTAATATTCTTCAGCTAACGCACACCCAAAAGGGTGATTTCATGTTTATCTGCCATAGAGAGTTTCTATGTCGGCAGCTTGTCCGTACTGGCCTTACCACATTTGAGGTACGGCTGTTTGAGTTTGAAGAATCTCTTGATGGCAACCGTGTCTATCAGCCTTATTACAATTTCCAACCGGCTGGCGTTACAATCTCATCGAGTGCAATCAATGGCAATATTGTAACCCTGACAACAAGCGCAGCTTACTTTACGGCAGGCCATGTTGGCGTGCGCCTGTTGATTGGCGAAGCTGAAGCAATCATCAGCGCATACACATCACCTACGCAAGTGACAGCTGCTATCTTTGGCGAGTTGTCAACACAGCTTGATCCTGATGCTTTGAAGACAAAGGATGGGTCTAACAAGATTGAAGTCACGCATGCGCAGCATGGCATGCAGGCTGGCGCGTCTGTAACGATTGCAGAAGCTGGTGGCCTTGGCGGCATATCTGCAAGCAACATTAATGGCGCACGGACAATCAACCGTATTATTGACGCTAACCATTATGAGATTACTGCAGGCGCATCAGCAACATCTGAGGTTGATGGTGGCGGCTCACCAGTTATCAAGTCGGCTGCGCCAACAACAGAATGGTATGAGCAGTCATACAGCACTGTGCGCGGTTTTCCGCAGGCGGTTACATTCCATGAAGATCGTCTGTGGTTTGGCGGTACGCCTAGCCAGCCAGATGGTCTATGGGCATCACGCACTGGTTATTATTACAACTTTGATCTTGGTGATGCGGAGGATGGAGATGCCATTGACCTTGACGCAAACGTGGGTGTCACTAACGAGATCAGACATCTTGTGTCAAATCGTGACTTGCAAGTGTTTTCATCTCAAGGCGAATTCTATGTACCTGCGTTTCAGGACGCTCCGGTAACGCCAGCTAAAGCCAAGCTGTCTATCCAGACACCTGTTGGCAGCGGCTATATGCGGCCACAATCTGTTGATGGCGCGACATTGTTTACCCAAGCAACCGGCACAGCGGTAAGAGAATATCTTTATGCAGATGCGGAAGGTTCATACACATCAACAACGATCTCGCTCTTGTCATCTCACCTTGTAAGCAATCCTGTGCAGCTTGCTGTTGTGCAAGGTGCGTTGGCTAGACCAGGGGCGTATGGCTTTTTCTTAATGGATAATGGCGAGTTGGCTATCTTCCATAGCCTTAGATCAGAGAGCCGCGCTGGCTGGATGCGCTGGACAACAGAAGGCAAGTTCCATTCTGTCTGCTCAACAGGCGAAGATGTTTATGTTGTGACTGTTCGTGATGATGGGTCAGGCACAAACAAACTCTTTATGGAAAAATTTGACGTAACAAAGAACATGGATTTCTCTAATGACTTCACTGGAACTGCTGGTGTGTTCAGCGTTGCTGGTCATTTTGCTGATGGAGCAACGGTAGAGGTTGTTGATGGTACTGAGTATCTTGGTGCATTTACTGTAGCTAGTGGGCAGGTAGATGTTAGTGCTGTTAAGCCAACATCTGTTGCAGCACAGATTGGTTACAAATACACACCTGAGATTAGAACATTGCCATTCGATGCACAGGTTCAAGGTGGGCCACTAACTGGTGAGCCACGCAAGATAACCAAGGTTGTGCTGGATCTATATCAAACATTAAGTGTGTCAGTTAATGGCACTGCATTGCAGTTGCGTACTGTCACGCATTCTATCGGTAGCGGTAACACGCCGGTCACAGGCAAGCAGGAGTTTCGCGTACTTGGTTATAGCCGCGATCCTCGCGTGACGATTACGCAAGAAGCCCCGCTGCCATTACAGATTAACGGTATGATAACAGAGGTGTCGTTCTAATGTCGTTCATGATGATAGGGTCAATTCTTGGCGCAGTTGGTGGCTTAATGGGAGCGCAACAAGCTGCTGCTGCACAACGCAGGCAAGCAGAGCGTCAGGAGTTCCAAGCAAAGATACAAGAAGTGCAGGGCATGCAACAGCACAACGAAAGGCGTGCTGCTTATTTTGCATTTGAGTCTGAGATGGATAGTGCGCTTGCTATTAACAACCGCGCACTAAGTGACCGCAGCGCAGGCGCAATCAAGAAGAAAGCCAAGCAGTCAAACAGGGATGAGCTTAACCGCATGGCAGCGCAAACTTTGTTTAGCGCAGGCAAGTATCGCGCAGCTGCAGATGAAAGCAGGTCGGCTGCATCATCAATCATGATGGCTGGTATGTTTAACACAGCCTCATCGATGGCAATGAACTTCCACAAAATGCAACAGGTAACGCCTGTTACTACAACGGTGACGTAATGGCAGAGATTAAAACCTACAAGAAAGCGCAAGTCTTTAATCAGCCAGTAGGTGTGGTTCGCTCTACTGGTGCAGAGGCTGCATCGAGAGCATGGGCTGGTGTTGCAACGGCAGGGCAGCGCATCTTCGAGATGGGCTACCAAGAAGCCAAGGTGCAGCAAAAAGCATTAGGCGACAGCTTTGCTAAGATGTCTGTTATTGGCCGCGATGATCAAGGCAATTATGAGGCAGTTGAACTGCCTGCAACCTTTAGCCCTGTTGCGCGGCAGACTGCAGAGCTTGGCCTGCAAGAGAATTATGTAAAGCAGTTTGCGCTTGATGCAACAAACGCAGGCAAGGTTCTATACGGAAAATACAAAGAGCGTGGTGATACTGCTGGCTTCTTAGGAGACTGGGAAGCTGCAACATCTGGTCAGATCAAAGCTGTTTCGCAAGATCCAAAGCTGGCTAAGTACGCTCCTGTCATGCAACAGATGATGGACAATGTTGGCAAAGAGCATGTCGCATCACTGCATAGCATTGCTTACGATCTAGCTGATCGCAAAGCTTACCAGAATGACACAGAACTGCTGAATGATGGTATTGCCAACCTTCTTACCCTTGCATCTACTGACAGGGTTGTAGAGGTTCCGAGCGATGGCGATCTTGAGCCATCTTATGCACCTGCCGGTCAGGTTGCATTAGAGCAAACTCTTGAAGCGATTGATCGCCTTGGTGAAAAATATGCATCACGCATTGAAGTAGGCACTGTTCCAAAGCTTAAAAAAGAAGCGCGTACCGCCTTTCATTCGGGGCAGATAAGCCGGATTATTAGCAGGCTTAAAGAGATAGTGCCGCCGCCATCTAACCCTAACTCAAACAATGATGTTCTTGGCGATATCATGCAGGCAGGAGTTACTGTCTTTTCCACTGGTAGCCTTGATGCTGTTGACAGTCCATCTGTTAGGGCAACATTAGAGGCTGCTGGTCTTAACGATGCTTTCTTCCAGCAAGAAGGCATTGGAGAACTTCGTGCTGCGTTAGGCAACGAGTTTTCAAAGGCACAAAGCCGTCAGGCAGAATCATTCAACAAGTTCAAGGATGATTACAAGGTGGCTGCTGTTTCTAATAATTTGGATAATGGTGCGCCTGTTGGCAAGGATGATGCAGCACTGCTTTTAAGAGAAGGCTTTGGCGTTACCAACGCAACTGATCTAGCAAATAATTTTGAAAGAATAATAAACAGCAAGCAGGGGCAGAACCTACTTCTCTACAACACAGTAGCACCTGATGTGGTTAAGGATTTTCTATCACCTGATTTTGCAAAAACATTCTTGCAGCAAAATCCTCAGGCATTACCAACTGCTTTGAATTTTTTCCGGCAAGCAACTCTTTCTCAAAATGGTACTGTTCGGGCTGCCCGCGGCATTGATGTAAAGACTGTTCAATTCTGGGAGGAACTAAATGCTTACTCTAAGTCTGGTCAAACCATGTCAATGGATCAATTCCTTGAAGCTGAATCTGCACTGCAAGAGGGCGGTGCGCTTGTTGATAGTTCAATCCAGAACAGAATTTATGAATTCACAGGAAAAGAATCTAAAGGCTTAAAGGCAGCACTTGAAGATTTTACATTGCAGGCTGTTGGCAATGATCCTGACATGGCTGTGTTTTTTGGCAGCCAAGCAAAGCGTCTGATTTATGTGCATGGTGCAGATAAAGCCATGCAGATTATCAAGAACACTAAAGATAAAATCTTTATAAAGTCTGATTTTATGTACGACAAAGACCGGCCAAGTCTGTTTGCGCCAGAAATGTTTTACAAGGGTGTTGAGATGGATGTTTTTCGCAGCACTATTGCAACACGTCTTAGAACAGCCGAGAATGGCTCCACACTGGTCTTAGGTAAGAATGTAGGGTTAGTAGCAGACAGACGCGGAACGCCGCCTGTTGGGGGCATACCGACTCGTCTACCCACATATACGCTTCGATACACCTCTGGTGACAGAATTGGTCAGCCGGTGCGAGATGCTAACGGGCCAATTGAGATTGGGCCGCAAGCTATTATTTCTGCACGCGCTACAGCTTTGCGCATGAGTGAAGCGGATTGGATGGCTGCATGGAAACAATCATATGACATGCGGTTTGGCGCAACAGATAAGCTGGGCAGAGTAAAGCGTCCACCTTCTGGGGCTACATTCAACTACTCTACAAGATTCAAAACAATTGATGATGCTAGGAAAGCGGCGGCAGAGGCTGGCAAATAATGGACTATGGGCGCAAAGATTTCTTTATCGCAGCCGATACTGGTTTTCGTGAGAATGTATCAAGCGGTTGGTTTGAAGGCTTTAAGGCTAATGTAGCCTACAAGTATCAGCCAATCAGTAGATATACTGACGAGCAAAACCTTTTCGGAGAGGTTGAGCGCGACCCTTTGTTTACCAGAGATCGCTTTGTGCAGCGTATGCAGAGTGTGCCGGAAAGCCACAAGCAGTTCCATGACACATTAGCAAGAGCCAAGAACGATGATCACTTTGATTTCTTGGTTGGGGCTGTATCAGAAGAACTGCTCTATAAAGAAGAAGCTGCTAACGCGCCAATTACGGCGCAGTTTGCGTCTGAGCTGACTGACATCAGCAATCTTGCACTGTTCATACCTGCATTAAATCAGGTTAAGGTAGCTAAGACTGGTATTGATGCCTTCAAAACTGCAGCAAAGTTTGGCTTTGGTGCTGGTGTGGCATCTGAAGCCATCCGCGCACCCTTTGCTTATGCTGATAGTGACTGGGAATCTGCTGCAAATGTTGGCATGACCACTGTGTTTTCTGGTGTATTGGGTAGTTCAGCGCATTATCTCAAGCCATTTATTAAATCGGCAGCAAGAAAGGCATCAGACTTTGCTAATGGTAGACCTGTTCAGCACACTTTTGATAAAGATGGCAACATTGTTCTTGCTGGCGATGACGGTTACGTTGGGCAGTCTGGCGGTGATTTTGATGCTGTTACTGGCAACCCTCTTGGATCTCCATCGCAGCGCATCCTGTCTGATAAGAACGTGCCTCAAGAAGTTAAAGGATGGTTTCATGCGCTTACTTCAAACGCTTCTGTAAGCGTGCAAGGCAACCGCAGCGGCATGGCGCAGCAATCAGTAGCCATGCGCATTGTGCCATTCTACGGTACGTTTATGCGTACGCAACGCGGCTTGCGTGACCTGCATGCGCAGCAAGTAACCGGCGAGATTGACACAACTGCACAATCTATTGCTGGTGCCTATTCACCATTCACAAAAGATTATGATGATTGGCTTGGTGACACCATTAACCGCATGGTGCTGTCAAAATCTGATGACCCGCGGCTGGTGCGTCAGGCTCAAGAGGGCATGACACCGCAGCAAGCAGATGCAATTGTACAGCTTGACCAGTTGTTTAAGCAGATTGACGATGATGCCAACTTTACTGGTGTGTTTAAGCGCAACCAAGAACTGCAGGCGCGTATTGATAACCTCAATAAAGAGCTTGAAGAATTAAACACCAAAGACAAAAGCATTAGAGACACTGATAGCAAGGGCGCAAAGCAGGGCATATCTAAGGCACAGTTTAAGGCATTAGAGAGTGGCACAGCACGCATTGCTAAGATTAAAAAAGAGATTGATGATCTCACAGGGGCAATGAAAAAGCCAACACGGCAGGATTTTGCATTCCCTATCTTCTACAATAAACAGCTACTGATGTCTGATGACACAGCACGCGAAGGTTTAACACAGAAGTTTGAAGCACATTATATTCGTGAGCGTGCTGCAATGGGGCCGGATGAAACCATGCCATCGACTACGCCGCGTGAAGATGCAGAGCGTACTGTTATGCGCATATTGCAGGAAGATGCAGATGATTTTGAAAACCTGCAGGCAGACTTCGCTGGGGGCAGCAAGCATCTGCGCAATCGCAAGACCAACATCCCTGTGCATGAAGTTATGGACTACATCATCAAGGATGAGGATGCGCTATATAGTTATGTAGAGCGCATGGGCAAGAAGATTGCGTTTGCTGAGTCATACGGAGGCAAGAATATCGATGAGGTGCTTGGCGATATTGAAACATCGCTCCGTAAAAAAGGCGGGTTTAGTGAAGAACGCATTGCACGCATTAAGTCTGACTTTTATGGCGATTATGAGCGTGTCATGGGATCGATTGTTCGCCGCCCAGACAGGTTAGATAATCAAACTGTTAAGGCTTTGCGCTCATATACTGGCTGGGTATATCTGCCTTATGCTGGTTATTCTGCAATCACGGATGTTGGCAGTATTGCGCTTGCGCATGGCATCATGCCAACGCTGAAAGCTGCATGGTCTGGTGTTCGTGACATGGGTTACACCAGCAAAGTATTCCGTCAGATCAACATGGCAGGTGAGGTGCTTGACATCACCCGCAATGTAATTGCGCGTGAAATCCTGTCTGACAATGTGAAGCGCATCAAACCTAACATGGTTGAAAAAGCAACCAGCGTTGGCAACAAAGCTTTCTATACGATGAACGGCCTTGCTCCAATTACTGTTGCTGGTAAAACGCTTGATCAGATACTGGTGCAAGACAAGTTCTTCAAGCTGTCACGCAAGCTGGCTGCGGGCAAGATCAACAAGTTTGATACCGAGTTCATGGCACGCTATGGCATTGATCAGGAGATGGCTGAGTATATTGCGAAGATGCCTGTTGAGCGTCATCCAAGTGCTGACTTTCATTTCAGTGCAACAGACAAGTGGCCTCAAGATACACCGCAAGCAAGGCGTGCATTGCGTACATATCAGGCAGCTATCGATGCGCATGCCAATAACACCATCATTATGGCGACAACCTTTGATAAGCCGCAGTTTATGGATGGCTTGCTGTATATGAAAGACAATTCATTCTTTCAGCAAGCACGCAAGCTATGGCCTGAGTCATTTAAGATCGAGGATCGTGTCTCTACTGCAGGGCAGAAGATGGTGCGCATGGACAGCCAGCTTATGACGCTGCCATTTACATTCATGAACTTTGCTTTTGGTGCAAACAACAAGATTGTTAATGTGCTTCGCGATCCTAACAGGCTTCACAACGCACAAGGCGTAATTGCATTGCTTGGAATGTCATACTTGTCACTCGAAATGAAGGATAAGTCATGGTGGCGTGGTGCTGATAGTGTGGAAACAGTGGCGCGTGTGGTAGACCACAGCGGATTGCTGGGTATCTACACTGATCTTGGATATATGGGTCTGTCTATGGGCGTAAATAGCGGCATGATTGGCGCAACATCATCACCTATACCGCCGAAATATATAGACCCTGATATAAACAAAAGGTTTGGTAACTTTGTTACTGAGCCGTTTGGTGCGCCTGTTGGTTTGGCGCAGGATATGTACCGCGTTGCTAGAGAATACAGCAATGGCAACAACGCTACAGCCAATAAGGATTTATTTTATACATTGCCATTCATAGGTCTTCCGTATGTCGCGGGGACAGCAAGAGATCTGTGGAATGCTGGCCGTTAATTGTGCGTGGAGAAATGCATTAGTGCATGATAGAGGGATACTATGACAATAAACTTGAGCGATAATTCACCGCGAGTAATCTACACTGTGGCCGCTGGGGTTACACAGTCTAGCTTTACTGTGCCTTTTGATTTCTTTGAGGAAGGCGATGTCAATGTCTATGTCGATGGTGTTCTTAAAACCATCACGACAGACTACACTGTAACTGGTGGCAGCGGATCTAACGGTACAGTGGCAATGTCTGTTACCGGCATATCTGGTGGCAGTAGTGTAGTTTTAACTCGTGACCTAACGCTCGAACGCACAACAGATTTTCCAACATCTGGCCCCTTTGATGTCACATCTCTTAACACAGAGCTAGATCGTTTTACGGCTGTGTCTGCTGACCTTAAAGATCAGGTTGATCGCGCATTGCAGCTTACTGATTATGATGCAGATGCTAATCTGACATTACCTGACCTTGCTTCTCGCAGAGGTAAGGTTCTTGCGTTTGATTCTGTTACTGGCGATCTTGTCAACGGCCCATCTACCGCTGGTGTAACGACTATTGCTGCGGCTGCGGCTGACATTGCTACACTTGCTGACATCGAGGATGGCACTGTAGCTACAGATGCTATTAGCGATGCAGCTGCAATCAAAACCAATATCACCACTGTTGCTGGTATTGCCTCTAACGTCACAACTGTTGCTGGTAACACAGCTAATGTGAACACGGTAGCTGGAAACACAACCAATATTAATACAGTAGCTGGCAACAACGCCAATGTGACCACTGTTGCTGGCGTCTCGGGCAATGTAACAACTGTTGCTGGTATTTCTGCAGATGTAACTGCTGTAGCTAGTGACGCTACTGACATTGGTACTGTTTCAGCAAACATTGCTAATGTAAATTCGGTAGCAGCTATTGATGCTGATGTTACTACAGTAGCTGGTATGTCTAGCGCAGACATAACTACTGTGGCTGGCATATCTTCTAATGTAACAACTGCGGCTGGCATTTCTGCTAACATTACAACCGTGGCTGGCATTGCTGCTGATGTTACTGCTGCTGTTACAAACGCATCTAACATATCAGCAATTGCGGCTGAAGTAGCTAAAGTAGTTACAGTAGCTAACGATCTCAATGAGGCCACTTCAGAGATTGATGTTGTGGCTAACAACATTGCTAACGTAAACCTTGTCGGCACAGACATTGCTAACGTCAACACTGTTGCTACAAACTTAACTGACATTAACGCCTTTGCTGATACTTACTTTATCTCAGCAACAGCACCATCATCACCTACCCTTGGTGACTTATGGTTTGACACAACCAACGACATTATGAAGGTGTACAGTGCTAGTGGTTTTGTAAACGCTGGTTCATCAGTCAATGGTACAGCCAATCGTTATGTTTATACAGCAACCTCTGGTCAGACTAGCTTTGCTGCAACTTACGATGCTGGTTATGTAGATGTATATCTAAATGGTGTTAAGCTACAGAACGGCACAGACTTTACTGCTACTGATGGGGCTAACGTAGTCCTGACTGTGGGTGCAGCACTCAATGACCAGATTGATATTGTTGGTTATGGTACGTTTAACATTGCTATTCCAGATATCTCTGGTGACGCAACGCCAGAACTAGGTGGTGATTTAGCTACCTCTGGCAATGACATCACCTTCGGCGACAACGACAAGGCCATCTTCGGTGCTGGGTCTGACTTGCAGATTTATCATGATGGGTCGTATAGTCGTATTCATGATGAAGGTGTCGGTTCACTTATACTTCAAACAAACGGTACTAATGTTTCTATAAATAGCACTGGTAAAAACATGGGGATTTTTACCAAGGATGGTTCAGTTGACCTTTACCACGATGGCGTTAAGAAGTTCGCCACCACAGCCACAGGCGTGGATGTCACTGGCAGTGTCACGGCTGATGGGCTGACTGTTGATGGGGATGTAACGCTAAATGATGGTTCACCTAGTTTACGCTTACAAGATACCGATGTTAGTCGGTTTGGTGACATATCCTACGGTACTAGAGTTGTTTCAGTCACAAACACGATGGCATCTGGCGAGGATATGGACACGGTTCAACCGTGGATGGCCTTTCGCTTCAAGGATGATGGTGAAACTCGTGAGGTGCTTAGATTAAACTACAATGGCAACGTGGGCATTGGGACAAGTTCGCCAGCTCGTCAGTTTCATTTACATAACGCATCTGGTGACAATAACCTACACATTACGAACTCAACAACTGGCGCAACTGCAACAGATGGGTTTAGCATTGTAAGCCAATCCAGCACAAATGATGTTTTGCTGAACCAGCGTGAATCTGCAAATATGCGGATGTTTACCGCTAACACAGAACGTATGCGCATCGACAGCAGCGGCCGCATATATTCGGGAACAACGAGTGCAATTGATGGTGCAAGACTGAATGTTTACAGTGCAAATAATGGAACAGGTATAGGCGTTAGTGCTTCTGGTACAAGTTATTCACATTTGTATTTTAGAGATTTGGACGGTGGAACAAATACGCATTATGTAGTGTGGATTGATAATGTGGCCGGTTCTAATGTTGGTAGAATTACTCACAATGGTTCATCTACTTCTTATCAAACATCATCAGACTACCGCCTCAAAGAAAACGTAACTGACATTGCTGACGCAACCACACGCCTCAAGCAACTCAACCCTGTGCGCTTTAACTTTATCGCTGACGCAGATACCACTGTCGATGGTTTCCTAGCACACGAGGTTCAGGACATTGTGCCAGAGGCAATCAGCGGCACTAAAGACGGTATGCGTGATGAGGAATACGAGGTAAGC